GCGCGGCAGCGGTGGACCAACTGTAACCCACGGCGGGGGCGCCGACCCCGTTCTCTAGGAACCTTATGACCCAATTCAAACCAATGCTTAGCGCCCGCGTGGAAGACGTCACCTCTCTGCGCTGGCCCCTGCTCGCCAGCCCCAAGCTGGATGGCATCCGCGCCATGGTGATCGGCGGCGTACTGGTAAGTCGGAACCTGAAGCCGATCCCGAACCTCTACACCCAGAAGCTGTTCGGGCGATGGGAGCTGGAGGGGCTAGACGGGGAGCTGATCGTGTATGAGCCCACTGCCCCGGATGCTTTCAGGGCCACTACCAGTGGCGTGATGTCGGTCGGCGGAGAGCCAGACGTAACATTCCGGGTGTTCGATTGCATGAGCGATCCCGAACTCCCCTTCCGGAACCGGTTGACCTTGGCTCAGGACCTGGCAGAGGGGCGGCGGGGCATCGTTCCTGTGGACCACACCCTGCTCCACTCTCACAAGGAGTTAGTGGCCTACGAGGCAAACGCGCTGGCCCACGGGTATGAGGGCGTGATGCTACGGGATTCCGAGGCCCCCTACAAGTTTGGTCGTGGCACGGTCAAGGCCCAGGACCTGATGAAGCTCAAACGGTTCGCTGATGCAGAGGCCGAGATTATCGGGTTCGAGGAGCAGATGCATAATTCCAATGAGGCCAAACGGGACAAGCTGGGTCGGGTGGAGCGAAGCAATCACAAAGCCGGCATGGTCGGTAAGGATACCCTGGGGGCGCTCCGCGTTCGCGGTATCAACGGAGACTATGCTGGGATCGAATTTTCGGTTGGGTCGGGATTCGATGATTCGCTTCGTCGGAAAATCTGGGCCACACAACAGCGGAACCTGGGCAAGACGGTCAAGTTCAAGTACTTTCCTTCGGGCAGTAAAGATGCTCCCCGCTTCCCGGTGTTCCTGGGTTTTCGGGAGGACCTATGAGGATTACTCGAGATGAGATGCTGATGGAAATTGCCCGGATAGTGGCCCGACGATCCACGTGCAACCGGGCTCAGGTCGGGGCAGTAGTAGCCCAGAACGGTCGCATCGTCTCCACGGGGTACGCTGGGGCGCCGTCGGGGCTGCCCCACTGTGACCCGCATATCTGCAACGCCGAGAACCCCTGCACCCGAACGGTTCATGCCGAGGCTGGGGCCATCTCGTACGCCGCCCGGTCAGGCATCCGGCTGGAAGGGGCCACCCTGTACTGCACCCATTGCCCGTGTAAATCTTGTGCGGGTTTAATTATTAACTCTGGTATAGTCAGGGTTATTTACTTGAAACCATACAGGTTGACCGAGGGTTTAGACCTATTAAAGGAGGTTGGTATACGTGTCGAACAGTGGCAACCGGAAGATGGCTCTTTACAGGATCACGTTTCCCAACAATAAGCTCTATTTCGGGATCTCCGTTAATCCTGAAAAAAGAATTCGAAGACATCGTTACCACGCCCAAACTGGAAAGAGAAACTTCCCCCTATACCGTGCCCTTAAAAAATACCTAGGGAAAGAGAGATTTGAGGTTATTATTTGGGGCAACCCGGAAGACATTAAGGCAGAGGAAATTAGACTCATCCGGAAATATAAGTCCTATGATAGAGAGTATGGTTATAACGTGTCCTTGGGAGGGGATGCGGTTATGTTGGGTAGAAACCACACCGAGGAGTCTAAAGCAAAGATGTCTAAGACCCACCAGGAACGGGGACATCCACGTTACTGGAAGGGAAAAAAGTTCTCTAATGAACACCGGGAAAAGATGAGATTGGCGAGGGCGGGGAAGCCCGGTCCCAATAAGGGTAAGAAATTAAACCCGGAATGGAGGAAGGCCATAAGCAAGGCCACCTTCGGGATAAATAACCCTTTTTATGGAAGGACCCACTCAGCGGAAACCCTTGAAAAAATGCGTATATCCCAAAGGAAATGGCGTGAAGAAAAGAAAACTAATCAAAAGTAATCCCGTTACCATCAGTGGACGCAACCCTAACTGCCAACTGTGTGGCCTATGGGAGTCCGCCGAAACTCCCTGCCTTTTCGGACGCGGGCCCAAACGGGCCAAGATAATGATCGTGGGGGAGGCCCCCGGTGAGCTGGAGGATCGGACGGGTCGCCCCTTTCAGGGCCGGCCGGGGAAGCTTCTCGACGACATGCTGGAGGCGGCAGGAATCGATCGTAGTGACTGCTATATCACCTATGCTGTGAAGTGTCACCCTCCTGAGAACCGACCCCCCAGCGCGGCGGAAGCCAAGACCTGCAAGCCTTACCTGGAAACCGAGATTGCTACGGTCAAGCCGAAATTCATTCTCACCCTGGGAGCCACAGCCTTGAAGAGTCTTACTCGGAAGGCGAAGATTACTGAGCTGCACGGGCAACAGTTCGACTACGCCGGGGCCACGGTGGTTCCGACGTTTCATCCGGCCGCGGCACTTCGCGACCCTGCTCGGCTCAGTCCCATGAGAAAGGACATCCTCAAATTTGGCCACATCGTTCAGGGGAATATGCCCTCCGTAGATGAACTTCACTGGGAAGTCATCCGCACGATGGACCAGTGGAATCAGTTTATCGGGGAGTTCACGGAATCCCGAGAGGTGGCAATTGACATCGAAACCACGGGCTTAGATCGACATGCTGAAGGGGCGGGGATTAACTCCATCCAATTCGGGCTGGACACGGGGAGAAACTGGTCTCTTCCACTGGAAATTCGGGACAGCCCATGGAAGCCGAAAGCTCGGCAGCGGTTTATCGAGACCTTAGTCGAGCAGGCATCCGGTAAAACGGTTATCGGCCAGAATTTCAAATTCGACAACCTGTGGATCAAGACTATCTATGGGGTCAAGTTTCATCTGAATTTTGACACCATGCTGGCTCACCACACCTTGGATGAGAACAGCCCCCATGGGCTGAAAGAACTAGCGTCGGAATACTGCAACGCTCCCACTTATGACGTGGACCTCAAGACCAAACTCGGCCAGGGGGACTTGGAGAAGTTCTACAAATACGGTTGCTATGATGTTTACTACACCCTGCAACTCTACCGGATTTTCCGCGCCAAGCTTTTGAAGGACCCGATACTTCGTCGGTTGTTCTATAAGCTGGTCATGCCTGCAGCCAGGATGTTCGAAGATGTAGAAGAGGAGGGCCTGTTCATTAACGTCAATAAGCTGGCCGAAACCGAGGTGACCCTAACCGAACGGCGGGATTCACTGCTGGCCAAGATGAATAAGGCCTCCGGGGGAGAAGTGAACTGGAACTCCCCGCCCCAAATCGCAAAGCTGTTCTTCGACAAGTTTAAGCTCCCCATCCTGGAGGCCACGGGTAAGGGAAGCCCAAGCACCTCCGAATCGGTCCTGCTCCGTCTCCAGGATAAACACCCCGTAGCGAAAATGTTGATCGAGTATCGGGGAGTCGAGAAGAACTTGTCCACGTACGTGGTGGGCTGGCGGAAGTTGATGCATGGGGACCGTCTTTATCTCAGCACGAAACTCCACGGCACTGTCACGGGGCGCTACGCCAGTCGTCTGCACCAGGTCCCTCGAGACCCCCTGATCCGCGGCCATATTGACGCCCCCGACGGCTGGGAATTCGTCTGCGCGGATTACTCCCAGATCGAGCTTCGTCTGGCCGCCATGCTGTCGAACGATGCCCGCATGAAAATGATTTTCCAAACCGGAGGAGACATCCACAGCACTACGGCCTCGGTCATCTTGGGCAAGCCAATCGAGAAACTGACCAAGGAAGAACGCAAGATGGCCAAGGCGGTGAACTTCGGGCTGCTCTACGGAATGGGGTGGCCCAAGCTGGTTATCTACGCCCGAGACAACTATGGTGTGGATATGACCGACCGCCAGGCCCAGGAATTTCGCAAGCGATACTTTGAAACCTATTCGGCCCTTCCTTCCTGGCACGAACGACAACGCCGCTGTGTTCGGGCATTCGGTCAGGTGGTCTCGCTGTCGGGTCGAGTTCGCCGTCTACCCGGAATCAACAGCAGTGAGAAAGGGATTCGGGCCGAGGCCGAACGCCAGGGCATCAACAGCCCTGTACAGGGGTTTGGTTCCGGGGACTTGAAAGCGATGGCGATGGTGGAAATTTCAGAAACCTTCGACCGGGACGAGGTGCAAATCAAAGGGGAGGTTCATGACTCCATTCTGATGTGGGTTCGCTCCGAGGCTATGAACGAGATTCTGCCGAAGGTCAAAGCCATCATGGAACAGCCCCGTCGCCTTCAAGAATTCGGGATCAACATGACGGTTCCTCTGGTCGCCGATTTCGAGGTGGGCCCCTGGGGTCAAGGTAAAACCTGGGAACTCTGATATGATAACCATGAAAGGAAATTGTCATGAAGATCGAGATTGACTGGCCTGAGGTTCTGGTGGTTTCCCACTCCCGGCTTAAGACCTGGAGGCGCTGCCAGATGCAACATCACTACCGCTACTATCAGGGACTACGCCCCATTCGCAAGGGAATCCCCCTGGCCGTAGGAACGGCGGTTCATGCCATGATCGAGGCCCACCACGAGCGGGGGGACTGGAGCCCTGAGCTGGAAACCTTTCGCCAGGAATACAACAGGCTTTTCCGCGAGGAGCAAGCCGAACTAGGAGATCTGCCCAGTACCTGTGGGGACATCGTCGCCGGATACTTCGAGGCGTACAAAAACGATGGGTTACTCTACCCCAAGCGTCGTCGAAACCGTTCCACTGAAATTGAGGTTCGGGTAGACTTGGATGCCGCCACACAGTTCCTTGGGTATATCGACGCCTTCCCGCAGGACGATCAAGGGCGGAACTGGGTCATGGACCACAAGACCTGCAAGAACATCCCGGACGAAGAGACTCGGTTTGCCGACCTGCAGCTGGTGACTTACCACTGGCTCTTGCCGCAGCTGGGCTATCCGGTTCCTGACGGCGTCATCTGGGATTACATCCGCACGAAGGCCCCGACCCCGCCCGAGGTCCTGAAAAATGGAACCATCTCGAAGGCCAAGAATATCGACACTACCTATGGCGTCTATATGCAGACGGTCCGAGAGAAAATGGGCGAGAAGGCCCTGCCCGAGTACGAAGAGTTCGCCAAGACCCTGATCGGAAAAGAGGAGAAGTTCTATCGCCGAATCTTCCTGCCGAACCCCCCAAAACCCCTGGTAGACTCGGTGGTTCGGGATATAATGGCCACCACCGAAGAAATTCGGTTTCTTGGCCCCAAGGCTCAGGTTCGCAACATGACCTGGGATTGTAAACAGTGCTCGTACTACACCCTCTGTCAAGCGGAAGTACGGGGCCTTGATTCTGAATACATCCGCAAGACAGAATTCACAGTGAAGGAAAAAGCCCGTGTTGAAAAAACGAACGACCCCAGCTCCAGCGAAGAAGAGTAATTCCAACTTTGATGCCATCACCGATCGAATCAAACCCGTGACCTCCCTGGGCCTCGTACTCGCCGCACTGTTTTACGGACGAGCGGGCACCGGTAAAACCACAGTGGCGTCGACATTCCCCAAGCCGCTGCTTCACCTGGACATTCGTGAAAAGGGAACCGACTCCATCTCGGACGTAGAAGGTGTGGATACCCTGCAGATCAATAGCTGGGATGAGTTCGAGCAGGTCTACTGGTACCTGACCAGTGACCAAAGCAAATACAAGACTGTGGTTATCGACGCGGTCTCCCAACTCCAGGACTTCGCCGTCGAGAAGGCCATGGAGGAGGATGGCAAGTCCAATGAGGTTGTCACCAAGCGACAGTGGGGCTCGGCAGCAGGGAAGCTCAAAACCTGGATCATCAATTACCGTGACCTGGTGGACCACGACATCAATGTGGTCTTCCTGGCGCACGACCGAACACGAGAAGGCGAGGACGGAGAGGACGGGGAGTTGACCCCCACAGTTGGGCCCCGTCTCATGCCTTCGGTGGCGTCCGTAATGACGGCGTCCGTCAAGCTCATAGGCAACACGTTCATTCGTGAAACCCATGAAAAGCTCGAAGGAGGGAAGATGAAACGTAGCGTGGTCTACTGCATGCGGATCGGTCCGCACGCGTACTACGAGACGAAGATTCGCCAGCCCAAGGGCAGTTTCACCCCTGACATCATCGAGAACCCTGACTATAATGTCATGGTTTCCCTGATGAAAGGGGAACTCCAACCGGCTCCTGTTCAGGAGTCACCCGCACGCAAACTTTTGAAGAAAGGTAAGTAATCATGGCCACTAACCGCAAATCCAAGAAAGCCGGCATCGCCATCAATTTCAGCGATACCGAATCCCAAGCACCCCTGCCCGAGGGCGACTTCTTGTTCGAGGTGGACGACGTCGAGCAGAAGACCTCCGAGAATTCCGGAGCCGACTACCTGTCCATTACCTTCAAGGTGGCCGAGGGCGAATTCAAGGGCAAGAAGGTGTGGCACAACTGCTCCCTGCAGCCCCAGGCGCTGTTCAACCTTCGGGGCGTCCTGGAGGCCCTGGGCTTCGAGGTTCTGCCGTCGGCCGCCAATTTCGTCTTCGCCCGCCACCCGCAGCGCGACGCCGCCGCCCTTGCCGCGCAGCTGCGCGAACGCAGCATCATCGTGCGCCACTTCAAGGCCGCGCGGATCGACCAGTTTTTGCGCATCACCGTCGGCACCGACGCGCAGTGCAGGCTGTTACT